ATTTTTCCAAAAAAGAGTTTTATCAGTCGTTAAAGTTCTATTATGAACAATTTAACTTTAACTAAAATCTTCGCAGGGGATACCCTCGAAAAAGTAGCTTCATTGTCAGATTATCCATCAAGTGAGTGGGGTTTATCCTATGAGATAGGAACTGCCAAACTCTCATTTGCATCGGATCACACCTTATCGGCTATTGTCAATTTAGACAGTGGAACTTATCAGTATAGATTAGTCGCCACAAACATAGCCACTCCAACACTCAAAAAAACACTTCTAAGCGGTCAAGTTCTTATCGTTGATTTAGAATATCGCTCCCACGCTAGAAAAGTATTAGACGCTATTGAAGCCAATATCGAAGGACGCGCCACATCAGCACAGTCCGAAATGGCTATTAATGGACGCTCAATCAAATACTACGCTCCCGAACAACTCATAAAGCTACGACAGACCTACCAAAGAGAAGTCGCTAACGAAATCGCACAAGACCGCATCAACGCAGGGCTTGGAACGCGTAATAAAATTTTAGTGAGGTTTTAATGATTAGCTCACTCTTAAAAAGGTTTGGATACTCGAAACATAAACGAAGCTACAACGGGGCGAACATAGGCAGACTTTTTGCATCGTGGAACGCTCACAACCAATCGGCCGATGCAGAAATACGCGCCTCTAACGCAGTATTACGCGCACGGGCAAGAGAACTAGCACGCAATAACGACTATGGCAAAAAGTACCTAGAAATGGTTAAAAAGAATGTCATAGGCTCAAATGGCATCACCTTACAAGTAAGAGCCATTGACCCACGAGGCACACTCGACAAAGTAGCCAACGACACCATTGAAAAAGAGTTTTATCGTTGGGGTAAAAAAGGTAATTGTGATGTGACGGCTCGTTATTCGTGGAGAGATTTCCAAAATCTAGCCATTCAAACAGTGGCCCAAGATGGCGAAGTCTTTATCAGATTACTTTTTGACAAAAAAAAGGGTTTACAGCTTCAACTCATCGAATCGGATATGGTTGATGAAACCTATAACGACTTAGCACGAAACATCTCAATGGGTATCGAATACAACGAGATGGGCAAAGCCATTTACTATCATATCTTCAAATATCACCCATCATCCCTACAAAGTACAACACTTGGAAACCAACGCGAGCGCGTAAACGCAGACGAAATAGCGCATCTCTTTATGATTGATAGAGCATCACAAGGGCGAGGTGTGACGTGGTTTAGAACAGCGATGACACGACTTAAGATGTTAGAGGGTTACGAACAAGCAGAACTCACAGCCGCAAGAGTATCCGCTGCAAAGATGGGATTCTACACAAGCCCAGCAGGCGAAACCTATAACGGTGAAGGTGACGAAAACGGAACTCCTATGACATCAGCAGAGCCGGGTGAGTTTGAAGTATTACCCGAAGGTTGGGGATTTCAGCAATTCGACCCACAACATCCCACAACAGCCTTTAGTGAGTTTGTTAAATCAACACTTAGAGGCGTTGCAAGTGGTTTAGGTGTTTCATATAACTACTTAGCGGGTGATTTAGAGGGTGTTTCTTACTCTTCAATCCGTGCGGGCGTACTTGATGAGCGCGACACTTGGAAAGACATTCAAGCATGGTTTATAGAGTCACTATGCGACAAAGTATATTCCAAATGGCTTGAATACGCCATTTTAACTAAAAATCTACCTTATCCCATCGAGAAATTTGACAAATTCAACGTGCCAACGTGGCAGCCGAGAGGTTGGGCGTGGGTTGATCCAGTCAAAGATATTCAAGCATCCATCTTAGCAATCAATTCAGGACTCAAAACAAGCTCAGAGGTCGCATCAGAACAAGGACGCGACATTGAGGATGTTTATATCCAACTAGCACAAGAACAAGCCCTAAGAGATAAGTACGGCATTCAAACAGATTTTAACTTAAAGCAGGAGGCTATTGATGCCCAAAACCAAAACAATCAAACAGCTTAAACCTCAATATCGAACTTTTGAAATACGAGGCGTAAACGAAGAGAGTCGCACGGTTGAGCTTTCATTTTCGAGTGAAGAGCCATATCAAAGATACTGGGGAATAGAGATTTTAGACCACAGCCCTATCAGCGTGGATTTAACGAGGCTCAACAACGCAGCCCCATTACTTTTTAATCACGACACAGACAAACAAATCGGAGTAGTTGAGAAGGCGGTGATTTCATCAGAGCGTAAAGGTTTGGCGACCGTGCGCTTTAGTCGTGGGGAACACGGAGATGAGATTTTTCAAGATGTCATCGATGGCATTCGAAAGAATGTATCGGTCGGCTATCGCATAGAAGATATGCAGTTGGAGAGCAAGAACGGTGATGACGAGGTTTATCGCGTCACCAAATGGATGCCGTTTGAAATATCAATCGTCAGCATTCCCGCAGACAACACCATCGGAGTAGGACGCTCAAATGATGATGACGAAAGGGATGTAACCGTCACGATTGAAGAAGAAATCAAAGAAGAGGAAAAAGAAATGGAAAACGTAGAAGAAGTTTTGGAAACAAAAGAGGCAGTTATGCCCGAAACGGACACAAAAAGAGCCGCTGAAATCTTTGCATTTGCAGATAGATTTAACGAGGCAGACGAGGCTAGAAATGCGATTGTAGAAGGCAAAACAGTCGAGCAATTTCGTATCTCCATTATGGACAAAATAGAAAAAAGACAAAAGGAAACCAACGTGACTACAACACCAAACGCAGACATCGGTATGACCGAAAAGGAAAAGGGCGAGTATAGTTTAATGAGAGCGTTGCGAGACGCGGCATCAGGCAAAAGAGATACTTTTGAGTTTAGAGTAGGCGAAGCATCAGCAAAAGCATCAGGCATCGAAGCTAGAGGGCTTTATGTGCCTGCGGATATGTTAATGAGAACGATGTCAGTCGTGGACACTGGAAACGGTGGTAATACAGTCGCTACAAACATCCTTAGTGGCTCGTTTATTGATGCATTGACAGCTCAATCCGTCATTATGCAAATCGCTACTCGCTTAGATGGTTTAGTCGGTAATGTTCAAATCCCAAGACAATCAGGAAATTCAACAGCTTACAAGCCTGCTGAAAAAGTGGCTATCACTCAAAGTGACATCACCACAGACTTCATCAGCCTTGCGCCTACTCGTTACGGCGCTAGCGTACCCGTCACAAAACAACTCTTGATGCAGTCAAGTTTGGCTATCGAGTCAATGATTAGAAATGACATTGCGCGACAAATTGCGCTTAAACTAGAGAGCGACATCATTACGGACATCCTTTCACAAGTTACTCAAATCGTAGCACTTGGAACAAACGGACTAGCTCCAACTTTGGCGAACTTCATCGCAATGGAAACTTTAGTTAATGCTGCAAACGCATCAATGGGTAACTTGAAATACATCGTAAACGCAAAAGGTAAAGGCGCACTCAAAACAACTCCTAAAGTAAGTGGATACCCATCTTACATTATGGAAGGTGACATGGTTAATGGTTATGGCGCAATGATGAGTAACCTTGTTCCATCTAACCTCACAAAAGGGACAGGAACTAACCTTTCAGCGGCAATCTTCGGCAACTTTGATGATGTTGTTATCGGTACATGGGGCGGTTTAGACATCGTTGTGGATGTTTACACACAAGCTAAAGAAGGCATCATCAACATCACAGCCGATCAGTTTGCGGATTATGACTTGCGCCATATCCAAAGCTTCGCAACTATCAAAGACATGATTGCCTAATGAGTGATTATGAAGCATTAGTAGCCTCTCCGATTGGAGAGGACTGCTTAATCGATGGCGTGGCTCAAAGATGTATTTTTGAGCTAAACGGTGGCGAGTATGAGGAGAGTGTACCCACACTTTTCATACCAACCACAACAGAGATTAACAGTGCTTCATTGGTAGAGGTAAGTGGTCAAACATACGGTGTCGTTTCGATTAAAGATGACCCATTTGGAGAGCGAAAAGTCATTTTAGGGAGTGTTTTATGAGGTTTTTTGACACAGAAAGCGATGCAAGAGCTGAAATAGTATCTATTTTAAAACCTATTTTGGGAAACGCGCATCTCTTTGTGGCAGAAAGAAACGCCATAAACATAGGATTAAGAGAGGTTATCTTTGTGGTGAGAAC